AAAAGGACATCTGCCCGCTGTGCGCGCGGAAGGAGGCGGGCGCGTGATGGTGCCGACCGAGGCGCAGGAGCAGGAGGCGCTGTTTCGCTGGGCGGCCTACGCCGCGGGCAGGTGGCCGCAGCTGAGGCTGCTGTACCACGTGCCCAATGGCGGAAGCCGTCACCCGGCCGAGGCCGCGCACATGAAGGCGCAGGGCGTAAAGCCCGGCGTGCCGGACATCTGCCTGCCCGTGCCGGCGGGGCGCTACGCGGCGCTGTACATCGAGCTGAAGCGCAAAAAGGGCGGCCGCGTGAGCGACGAACAGCGCGGGTGGATCGAGGCGCTGAACCGCGCTGGTAACCGCGCCGTGGTGTGCCGCGGCTGGGACGAGGCGCGGGAGGAGATCGTGAGGTATCTGGGCGCGCCGGAGTAGGGAGCAGGAGAGAAGCGAATGAGCGAGCAGATGATGCTGACGCTGGACGGGCGCGTGGAGGCGTACGCCGGACAGCGCATAAGGGAGACGAACAAATACCACAGCCGCGTGTACACAGACCGGCCGCCGTATGCGGATTACGATTCGCCGCGCAAGTTCATGGCGATCGAGACGATCATTGCGAAGCGGCTGATCGAGCATCCGAACGCGATCGGCAGCTATTCGGGCGGGTCGGACAGCGACATCATGATCGACCTGGTGGAGCGTGTGCGCAGGGCGTACGATCTGCCGCCAGTGAAGTGGGTATTCTTCAACACGGGGCTGGAGATGGCCGCCACGAAGCGCCACGTGCAGGCTGCACGGGAGAAGTACGGCGTGGAGATCGAAGAGGTGCGGCCGAAGGTGGGCATCGTGCAGGCGGTGCGCAAGTACGGCGTGCCGTTCGTCAGCAAGATCATGTCCGGCGGGCTGGAGGAATGGCAGAAGAAGGGCCTGCCGCTGACGATCGCGGACGAATATGCCGAGGCCGTGGACAAAGCCGCCAAGCGGCGCGAGCTGTCGGCGCGCTATCCGAAGTGCGAGAGCGTGATCAATTTCCTGTGCTGCTGCAATGGTGCCGGGGAACCTCGGCCGAACATCCAGCTGGTGATCAATTCGAGCCTGTACATGTTGGACTTCATCAAAGCGCATCCGCCGCAGTTTCGCATTAGCGCGAAGTGCTGCGACATGTGCAAGAAAGCGCCGGCGCACCGCGTGCAGAAGGATTTCGAGATGATCATCACCGGCGAGCGCCGAGACGAAGGCGGCATGCGCAGCGTGCCGAGGGGCGACAACACCGCGCTGTGCTTCGGTGAGATGGGTGGCGGACAGTGGCGGCTGCGGCCGCTGTACTACGTGAGCGACCGGGACAAGGCCTGGTACAAAGCACGCTACGGCGTGCGTTATTCCGACGCCTATGAAGTGTACGGGCTGACGCGCACCGGCTGCTGTGGATGCCCGATCAGTTACAAGGCCGTGGACGATCTGGAATTGATTCGGTCGTACGAGCCGAACGTGGTGAAGGCCGCGTGGGCGATCTTCGGGGACAGCTACCGCTACCGCCAGCAGTACAACGATTACAAGGCACGACGGCGCGCGGATGAGCGGCTGGGCGTGCTGGACGGGCAGATTCGAATTTGAGGAGGTCAGGAGCATGATCGAGAAAGAGGCGACGTTTGCGGTGTGGGTGTATTACCTGAACGACGAAGGCAAGGCGCGGTGGAAGTGCAGCGCGTGCGGCAAAATCTGCCGCCGCAACCCGCACGAGAAACACTATTGCAGCTGCTGCGGCGCCAAGATGCGCATGGAGGCGTGACGTGGCGCGGATGGGCAAGCCCGAGAAGCGGCACATGGTGGACGGCGAATGGGTGACGATCCGCGAGGTCAGCGAGCGGCTGGGCGTATCAAAGAACACGATCTGGACACAGATGGCGCGCCGGGGCGTGAGCCTCGGCACGCTGGTGCGGATGTACCGCGATGGGCAGATCGACATCGGCGTACGGGGCGGCGCAAAGCACATGGTGCGCGGGCGCTGGACGACGATCGGCCGGGAGGCTGAGCGGATGGGCGTGAGCGTTACGATGATTTACGACTGGATGCGCGACCACGACGTTACGCTGGCCGAGACGGTGGAGCATTACGAGGCCGTGGCGCACGGCGACGCGCCACCCAAGCGCAACGGTCCGGAGCCGAGACGCTATTGGGTGAACGGGCAGCGCATCACCATCGCCGATGCCGCGAAGCGCTGCGGCGTGTGTGAGAACACGATGCGCATGTATCTATACAACCACGGATGCTCGCTGCAGACCGCCGTTAGGTGGTACGAGGCCCGCGCGAAGAAGCGCGCGGAGCGGGAGATCATGAGGATTTTGGGATTTTAGGGAGGATGGCGAATGGGACGAAGGATGCACCGGCGCGGGGATGAGCCCGAGGTGATCTCGCGGGCGTACATCCGCGCCGGGGAGTTCATCAAGCGGCTGAAGAAGTACGTCGGCTTCGTGGACAAGGGCACGCTTTTGACGCTGAAGGGGCAGGCGCTCGCGGGCGATCTGGCCGGCGCGAAGGCGGGGCTGGAGAGGATAGAGAGAAAGTTGAACGACCAGGAACGGGAGGCAGAGGATGGCAAGGAGAAAGCAGAGCGCGCCGCCGCGATGGGTGAAAGACGCGATTCCTAAACGCTGTTGCTTTTGTGGAAGTACCGTAGGCATTGAGTACGATCACATTAACCCGGCGCTATTCGAGGATAAATGGACGATTGAAAACACGCGCCCGTTGTGCCGTAAATGCCATAGGGAGTTTTCCCACGGTATGAAATTACACGGACAGATGGAGATGTTTCGCAGTCAGGGCTTTTTAGTGCGGGAAGGAATACGAAAGGCGAAGGAGCGCGGCGTTCACGTTGGCAGAAAACCGGCGGATTACGAAAATGTGATGCGACTGATCGCCGAGAACAGCACGCAGTTCGTCGACATCTACGACCCAGATGTGCCGCTGCGGACGGAATCGGAGATCATGGAGATGGCCGGCGTGAAGCCGGTGTGCTATTACAAGTGCAAGCGGATGTTGCTGGACGCGATGGCGCTGGAGGCGTGGCCGTACAGCTGGCCGAAGCCGAAGAAGAAGCGGGACACGCCGCTATATGACCATGTTGTGCGCGAGCTGCGCGGAGAGGGGAGGTCGGAACCGTGACGCAGTGCGAGAAGATTCTGCGGCATCTGAGGGACTTCGGGCAGATCACGCCCGTGGAGGCGCTGGCCGATTACGGTGTGATGCGCCTCGGCGCGCGTATCTGGGATCTGAAGCGGCAGGGCTACGCGATCCAGAGCGAGCTGGTGGAGGGCGTGAACCGCTACGGCGAGCGGACGCGCTATGCCCGGTATCGCATGAAGGGGGCGGGCGCGTGAAGCTGATCCTGTCGGTGTTGATCCTGTGCGTGGCGCTGGCTAACGCCTGCGACGCCATAAGGGGAAAGAGCGACTTGCTGCGCGTGGGCGTGGCGGTGTATTGGTGCCTGGTGACGGCGTATTGGGCGTGGAACGTGATTGAGAGGTGGATAGTATGACGGAGCAGGAAAAGAGGGAGAAGGTTGTCAAACCTGTCCGTGGGTATGAAGGGTATTATGAAGTTGATAACTTCGGGAAGGTATATAGTGTCGACAGAGTTATAAAGATAGTTCATGGTGGGAATGAACGAGAAACACACTTCCAAGGCAAGGAAATGAGGCAACATATTCATCCGAATGGCTATATGATTGTCGGATTGACGAGAAATGGAAAGACCAAGATGTTGCGTGTTCATAGGATCGTCGCCGAAGCATTTATTCCAAATCCTGACAATCTACCGTATGTAAATCACAAGGACGAGAACAAGACAAACAATATTCCTGACAACCTTGAATGGTGTACGCCAAGATACAATATCTTATACAACGGAGCAAATAAACGTGCGGCTGAAACAAAGCGTGGCAGAAAACATACGCAAGCGCATAAGGATAGTATTTCTGCTGGAGTGAAAGCGTACTATTCTACACATGAATCGAAACTGAAAGGGCGGCATATAACGTATGAACGAAAGAAAAGGGAGGCGGTGAAGTGGGAATGACACGGGAAGAAGCGATAAAAGCGTGGAACACGAGGTGGGACGATGAAGAAGGATGACCTGATTTCGAGGGCGGCGGCGATAGGCTGTCTTGGCAATTCTCCAGAACAAATGTGTATGCCGTGGAGCGAGGTCGAACGTATGCTCCGGGAATTGCCCGCCGTGGACGCTGTGCCGGTAACGCACAGCCGATGGAAACAGACAGACGCCTATCCGCATTGGCTGTATTGCCTGAACTGCTACAAGCGAATTGTGCCGAACGTGGAATGGATTGAATTATACAACATTCCGACGAACTATTGCCCCAACTGCGGCGCTCGTATGGACGGCGAACGGAGGGATGACGATGCGGCCGATTGATGCTGATTATATCACCGAAGGCAGGGTAAGCAACGACCCGGTTGCAATAGCCGCGAAGTGCGCGCCCACTATCGACGCTATCCCGGTGGAGTGGTTGCGAAATCTCTGCGCCATAGCAAAGATGGAGACTGATGATGAAATGTTCATCGACTGGCTGATACAGACGTGGCAGCAGGAACAGGAGGCGCAAAATGGCTGACGTGTGGGATGATTACGACTGGTGCTATGAGTGTACCGGCCTTGGCGATGACTATTACTTTGACGATGACGGCGAGTTGGTGTGCGCTTGCGCTGATTGCATACATAACCCGCACGCGATGGGGAGGGATGATTAATGGATTTCGCCCAGGTGATGAAGGACTGGCGCAGGATGTGCAAAGCGCAGGATGAATTGCGCGGCGACCGAGCGTGTTATGGGTGCCCATTGGAAAGCTATGGCTGTCCGTCAATCTACGATGACGTAGATAATGCGGATTATGCCGATGTCGAGAACAAGGTGAATGCATGGGCCGCAGAGCACCCGGAGCCTGTTTATCCGACGTGGTGGAAGTATATGTGCATGATAGGCGTAATTCCGAATAGCCTTGGTGATAAGACCCTTGGAGAAGTGACTGTGGAAAGGCTGATGCATATAAGCATCCCCGCTGACATCGCGGAGAAGCTGGGGTTGCAGCCGAAGGAGGGCACATGATAGAGCGAAGAATCGCCGCGATGCACAAGCGTTTCGGCACGAACTATGCGCTATGTTGTAAGGACTGCAATCACCTGATATGCGGCGAATATCATGGCAGACGCTATTACAAGTGCGAGATATACGGACTTTCACACAGCGAATCGTCAGACTGGCGGCGGTCATGGATGGCTTGCGGCATGTACAATGTGCCGCAGGACATGGACAGGTGGGTGCCGTTGATGAAACAAATTAATCACAGCCCGAAGGTAGAACCGCCGATTGAAGGGCAGATCAGGATTGAGCCGAAGGAGGGATAGCGTGAGCGAGTGGATTAGCGTCAAGGACAGGTTGCCGAAGAAGTATCAATACGTTCTTGCGGCTTTCCCGAATGGCGAGATGGTTGTAGCTTGTGTTTTCGATTATGACGAAGATGTGGTGTATTGGAGGGCGCAAACAGACATGGGGTGGGAAAGCGATATGGACTTTGACCCCATATACTGGATGCCGCTGCCAGAACCACCGAAGGAGGGCGTATGAGCGAACTTGACAAGGCAATCCAATTCCTGCGGGAACAGTACGAACGTGCAAAACGTATAGAGTTTATTCACAATCCGCTTGCATGGGCGCTGTATCAGACGTGGCGGCATGTGGACGAGCCGCTGAAGGAGGAATAGCATGAGTGGTGGGAGCCTGGATTACTTTTATTCGTCATTGGAAGAACACGTCGGTGACTTTGGCGATAAGGAACTGGACGAACTTGTTTCTGACCTTGCGGAACTGTTCCATGACCGGGAGTGGTATCTGTCTAGCGATACAGGGGTAGGCCAGTGGAATGAGGCACGGGATGCGTTTAAGGCGAAGTGGTTCAAAGAGGGGGCGCGGCAAGAACGCATTGAAAAATACCTTGCCGAATTTACCGAAGAAGTCAGAAGGTCGTTCGGCATTAGTGACAAATACTGCAAATCGTGTAAGCACTGGTCGCCGGAAACGGAGTACGACGGAAAGTACAGCAGGTGTGACTATGTTGATGGGTGCGTAATGCACCGTAGCGAAAGCTGCGAAAAATGGGAGCCAAAGGAGGGATAACATGGCGCAGATTATGCCGAACCTTGATGAACTGATCGACCGCGTGAAGGTCGACAAGGTGGAGATCACCGTTACGATTGAGCCGGAGCGCACCGAGATCACCGTGCAGCCGTGGAGGCCGTATACGCCGGTGTGCCCGTATGCGGCGCAGAAAGAGGGAAGTGAATGAACGCCAAGGAGTTCCTGCGACAGGCGCGCGATGTCGACCGGCGGATCGACGAGGCGCTGGAGCGCGTCGATCGGCTGCGCGCACGGCTCGAGGCCGGCAGGATGTCGTCCATCACCGGCATGCCAAGGGGCGGCGGCGGTGACTGGACGCTGACCGCCGACAGGCTGATCGAGCTGGAACAGGCCGTCAATGAGCGCGTGCGCGAGATGTGCCGGCAGAAGCGTCTGGCCATGCAGGCCATCGACAGCGTCGATGACGGGCGGCTGCGCGAGGTGCTGGAACTCTATTATATCGATCACTTCACATGGGAGCAGGTCGCCGAGCGCATGCACTACAGCGTGCGAAATGTGACCTATCTGCACGGGCTGGCGCTGCAGCAGGTGCGCGTGCCGGGGGAGGTGGATTTGTGAGGATTGCCTATCTGTGCGACAAGAAGGCCTGCGCGGACGCGCGGAGATCGTGCAACGGGCTGTGGAAGAATGCACGATGCAGGCACACCACGAACCCGGCACATGCCGTCAACGGCGCGTGCAAAGACACGCAGGCGCATCCGGAGCGGTTCATGAGGATTGATGATGATAAGTACATCGAGATCGAGAAGTGAGGTTTTCCTGTTTTTTCCATGCGTGTGCGTGGTATAGTGTACGGTGCAAAGCGGTCGGTGGAATACGGCCGCTTTTGTTGTGCAGGTATTGGAGCGCGGCGGCGGGCTTCGAGCCGGACGGGACGCGCGGGATTAAAGGGCGCGGGCTTTGCTTCTTTCACCGCGCCGCCTCCTTGCACTGGTGGGGGTGTTGGGTTGTGAAGGCCTTCGCAGAAAAGTTCTATGGTTCGCAGGCGTGGAAAAGATGCAGGCGCGATTTCGCCAAGAGCAGGCACGGACTGTGCGAGCTGTGCGCGCAGGAGGGACTGCTGGTGCCGGGCGTGATTGTGCATCACAAGGTGGAGCTGACGCCGGCGAATATTGCGGACCCGCATGTGACGCTGGATTGGGGGAACCTGCAGCTGCTGTGCAGGGATTGCCACGCGCGCGTGCATGAGGCGATGTATCACCGGGGCGGCGCGCGCAGGTATAAGCTGGATGAGATGGGCAGAGTGGTGCTGTAGGCGCTGAGGGACGGCCGCGAGGGGCGCGCAGGACGCCACGGGGGAGGCAGAAGGGCCCCCCTGGGCGGGGAGGATTAAGGGACTCCCACCACCGCCCCCTCGGAACTCACGAAATAGATATTGCGACTTGTGCCGGGATGGACGGAGATGCCCGGAGCCGCGTGAAGGAGCGCGGAGACGGACGGAAGAGCGCAGATGAGCGCGGCGAAGGAGCGGGGGCGCAGCGCAAAACGCGCGGGCGCTGAGTGAAGGAGCGGGGGATGGAGAGCGAAAACTGGATTTACGCGTATTACCAGGCGATCACGGACGGGTCGATTCTGGTGGGGCGCTGGATCAGGATGCTGTACGCCTACATCCTTCAGGGGCTGAAGGACAAGGCGTTTTTCTTTGACCAGAAGAAGGCGAACCGGGCCATCGAGTGGATCGAGGCGCACTGTTTTCACACCGAGGGCCCGCTGGCGCCGGGGCCGTTCAAGCTGGAATTGTGGCAGAAGGCCATGCTGAGCTGCATGTTCGGCATCGTGGACAAGGACGGCCTGCGGCAGTTTCGCGAGGTCATGCTGATCGTGGGGCGCAAGAACGGCAAGAGCATCTTCGCCGCGGCAATCGCGAAGTATGAGTGGATGATCGACGGCGGCTACGGTGCGAAGATCTACACGCTGGCGCCGAAGCTGGATCAGGCGGACATCATCTACAACAACATCTGGCAGATCACGCAGCTGGACCCGGAGTGGCAGGAGCGCAAGGCGAACCTGGCAGCGGCGAAGAAGGCGAAGGAGTACGGCGACGATCCGGAGCTGGCGCGGCACCGGATGACCGATCTCTATCTTCCGGCCAACAACGGCACGGTGAAGAAGATCGCGTTCTCGGCAAAGAAGAGCGACGGCTTCAACCCTTCGCTGTGCATCTGCGACGAAATCGCCGCGTGGGAAGGCGACAAGGGCCTGAAGCAGTACGAGGTCATGAAGAGCGGCATGGGCGCGCGGCCCGAGGGGCTGCTGCTGAGCTGCTCGACCGCGGGCTATATCAACGACAGCATCTACGATGAGCTGATGAAGCGCTCGACGCGGTTTCTGCTGGGCGACAGCAAGGAAAAACGCCTGCTGCCGATCCTGTACATGATCGACGACCCGGACAAGTGGAACGACATCAACGAGCTGCGCAAGAGCAACCCGAACCTCGGCGTGAGCGTGTCGGTCGACTTCATGCTGGAAGAGATTTCGATCGCCGAGGGGTCGCTGTCGAAGAAGGCCGAGTTCCTGTGCAAATACTGCAACATCAAGCAGAACTCGAGCCTGGCATGGCTTTCGCAGCAGACGGTCAACCTGGCATCGGGCCCGGCGCTGAGCCTTGAGACGTTCCGCAACAGCTACTGCGTGGGCGGCATCGACCTGTCGCAGGTGCGCGACCTGACGGCGGCGCTGGCGGTGATCGAGAAGGACGGCGAATTGTACGTGTTCGCACAGTTCTTTCTGCCGGCGGAGAAGATCGACGAAGCGATCGCGCGGGACGGCGTGCCGTACAACATCTACGTGCAGCGCGGCCTGCTGACGCCCAGCGGCGACAACCTGATCGACTACCACGACGTTTACAACTGGTTCGTGAAGCTGGTGGAAGAGTTCCAGATCTTCCCGCTGCAGGTGGGCTATGACCGATATTCGGCGCAGTACCTGGTGCAGGACATGAAGGCGTACGGCTTTCACATGGACGACGTGTTCCAGGGCGAGAACCTTTACGGCGTGATCCAGGAGACGCAGGGGCTGCTGGAAGAGGGCAAGATTCACATCGGGGACAACGACCTTTTGAAGATCCACCTGCTGAACAGTGCCATCAAGATGTCGACGGAGCGCGGGCGCGGCAAGCTGGTGAAGATCAACCCTTCGATGCACATCGACGGCGCGGCGGCGCTGCTGGACGCGATGACGGTGCGCCAGAAATGGTACAACGACATCGGCGAACAGCTGAAAAACTGAGGTGATTGAAATGTCTTTGTTTGACAGGCTATTCGGCCGCCGGCCGAAGCCCAGCGGCGACTATGAGGGCGTCTTTCGGCTGCTGAACGGCTACGCGCCCGCCTTTACCAGCTACTCGGGCGGGGTGTACGAATCGGAGCTGATCCGCGCGGCGATCAACATCCGCGCGACGCACGTGTCGAAGCTGAGCGTGGAGCTGAAGGGCGCTGCGCAGCCGGCGCTGCAGGCGCGACTTCGGCAGGGCCCGAACGAGATCCAGACGTGGGGGCAGTATATGTACCGGCTCTCGACGCTGCTGGACATCTACAACACGGCGTTCGTGACGCCGGTGTGGGATGAGTACGGGCAGGTGACGGGCATCTACGCGCCGCTGCCGTCGAAGTGCGAGCTGGTACAGTACGGCGGCAAGCCGTACATCCGCTACGAGTTCGCATGGGGCGAGCGCGCAGCGGTGGAGCTGAACGCCTGCGGCGTGCTGACGAAGTTCCAGCACGAGAGCGATCTGTTCGGCGAGGACAACCGCGTGCTGCTGCCGACGATGAACCTGATCCACATGCAGAATCAGGGCATCGAGGAAGGCGTGAAGAGCGCGGCCACCTATCGCTTTATGGCGCAGCTTTCCAACTTCAGCAAGGCCGAGGATCTGGCGAAGGAGCGCAAGCGCTTCACGGCGGAGAATTTCTCGCGCGACGCCGAGGGCGGCGGGCTGCTGCTGTTCCCGAACACGTACAGCAACATCCAGCAGATCAGCGTCAAGCCGTGGGTGGTGGACGCCGACCAGATGAAGGCGATCAAGGACAACGTGTTCGAGTACTTCGGCGTCAACGAGGACGTGCTGACGAATAAGGCCTACGGCGACGCCTGGACGGCGTTCTATGAGGGCGCGATCGAGCCGTTCGCGCTGCAGTTTTCCGAGGTGCTGACGAAGATGCTGTTCACGCCGAGGGAGCGCGCGCAGGGCACGCAGGTATTCGCGACGGCGAAGATCGGAAGAGCACACGTC